GCGGCACCGTCACACCAGAACAAATCCAGGCCGCCGTAGATCAATACCTGGAAGAGAATCCCGTAAGCGCGGGAGAATTATCCGTCAGTAACCATATAATCAGTCTTGTCGGAGGCAACAGCAATGAGAATCCTTAAATTTATCGCCAACGGTCAGCAGCTTACCAAAGACCCCTCCTGCGATTTTTCGGGGATTGTCAGAGGTAGTAAAAATTATCTGATGGCGCATTTCTTGCTCTCTTCTGAGTGGACTGGACGGGTGATTGCAGCATCATTTTGGAAGCTTGGTAAGGAATACCCAGTAATTTTAAAGGGAAACGCATGTATGATCCCTGATGACGCTCTGACTTGGGAGCAATTTAAAGTGTCGCTTACCGGCATGGATCGAAATAAAAGTATGATAACCACCACAAAGGTTACGGTAAGACAGGAGGGATGATATGACGGCAGAAGAACTATTACTGCAAAATTATAATTTTGTGGAACCCTATTCTGCGCAAGACGGAAAATGCATCATTGATCCCGAAACAAGGACTATCTCCATGCCGACCACCTATCGGCTTCTGGGAGTCGAATCTGATGAGAAAGTAGAGCGTCTGTATTTCCAGTGTCCGAAGATTGTCGGTGACAATATCGACCTGTCACAGCTCCAGATAAGGATTAATTACCAAAATGCGAACTCACAGAAAGACCAGTATATTGTAGATGATGTTTCCGCAGATGGCGATAACATAACTTTTTCGTGGCTCCTATCAAGGAAAGTCACAGCATACCGGGGAAGCGTCCAGTTTATTGTCTGCGCAGTCAAAGTCAATGACGATGCGACCATCACAAATGAATGGAATACGACTCTTGCACAGGCACAGGTGTTACAGGGGCTGGAAGTAGACACACCGGAGCCGACAGAAGAGCAGTCGGATGTGATTGCTCAGTTGATGCAGATGGTGAAAAATACATCAGCGCAGGCGGTACAAGCGGTACAGGCAGCGGAACAGACAGCGATTGAAAATATATCGGAGCTACCAAAAGTTGAGAACCATGTAATTACTTTTAGTACAGGAGGTTAAATATGGCAGTAATTGAAAATGATTATGCGGCATACATACAGACACCGCAAGGGGAATATCCTCTGCGAGATATCGGAGCGGTAAGAACAGATCAGGGGACAGAAAACGCCGGCAAGGTGCTTGGAATTGGAAGTGATGGCATGGTGACACCGGTAGAAGGTACTGACACTCAAAAACAGCTTGAAAATGCCATCGCAAATTACTATGCTCTCCGCCGCACAGGAAAAGTCTATCAGACAAAGCTGTGGAAATTTGCTACAAATCCCTCGCCAAGCGGTGAAAAGCTGCTGGACAACGAAGGGTTGGTATTCGAGCCGTCCACCGATACAGAAGAAGGCCAGGACGATTACCTGAATGGCCAGAATCCGCTTTTTGAGTGGGTACACTGCAATTATATCCGGGACGCTGACGGAACCGCCCGTCCTATCGCTATTGAAGGATCGGACGAATATAAGATTACTGGAGCGGTGGACGTCGGAGCCATGCAGATGAGCTTCTGGTTTTCGTGGGACACATCAAATGCGGAATATGACCTAATTACTATCTCTGATACACCACATGAGGAGTTGGGACTTGTGCCGTGGCAAGAATGTGTCAAAGCGGACGGGACTGTATTGCCCTGGTGTATTGGATCAGCTTACGTATCCGGAACAGCATCGGACGGGCTTTTGCGGTCTCAGCCAGGATTGCCACCGGAGCGGTTACAGTCACATAACAACATGATTACCAATTACCAGCAAAAAGGAAAAGGGTACTGGGGTGCAGGCGCGTTCCGAAACACCTTTCAATTTATTTTCAACGCGATCAAGGGAGCAACGAAAAATTCGCAGTCACTTTTTGCGGGCGTTACGAATTGGAATGTTCAGTATGAAGCATCCATTCAAAACGTGGACAATCACACTTATTTCCCAGTCACAAACGCGCAAGCGGCAAACATACCACTTGGAACGTGCGTATCTGTCGGGTATGGCGGG